TGAACACACTAATAATATTATGCCCTCATCAAAGAGCCAACGAATCGGAGCAATAGCAGAGTCACGGTTTACAACTGAGTGTTTAGAGCGAGACTTTGAACCTCATTTACCTACTACGCCTATGCCTTGGGACTTCATTGTCACTTGCCCAGCAGGTACTTTAAAGGTACAGATCAAAGCATCAGGTAGTAAAACATCAGCTAATTCATATCATATAAACAGTGGATCAGGATGCACAGGGAAGTCTTATATGTGTGATTCGATAGATGTGGTAGGTTGTTATATTGTACCTGAGAAAATGTGGTGGTTAATACCAAGAAAAGAAATAAATGGAGTAACATTAAAGTTAAGTCTCCTACCTGATAGTAAATCAAAATATAAAAAACACCAAGAGAACTGGAGCATATTCTATGAGTAAAACAACCATACTAATTGACGCAGATGTATTAGCATTTGAATCGTCAATCATAGCACAAGAAAATATACAATGGGAAGAAGAGTTGTGGACTGTACACGCAGACATGGCAGTAGCAAAGGACCGAGTCATTGGAAGGATAGAACAATTCAAAGACTTACTCAAAGCAGATGAAGTAGTGTTAGCGTTGAGTGACCGAGCAAACTTCAGAAGGAAACTATTCCCTGAGTACAAGTCGAACAGAAGGAAGTCAGTGTTACCTATCATCTTAAAACCTATGAGGGAATGGATGCTTAATGAACTAGACGCACAACTGTGGCCAAACATAGAAGCTGATGATGTGTTAAGTATCTTAGCTACTGAGTATCCTAATTGGAAAGACAAGCGTATCATCGTATCAATAGACAAGGACTTCAAAAGTGTACCAGGAATCTTCTATGACTATAACAGAGAAGAATACCACGAACCTACAGAAGAAGAAGCAGATAACTTCCACCTACTACAAGCTTTGATGGGAGATTTAACAGATGGATTCGGTGGAGCAAAGGGAGTAGGACCTGTGACTGCTAAGAAATGGTTGGATGATAACGGATACACTTGGGAAGCTGTTGTTGCTTTGTATGAGAAGAAGGGACAAACAGAACAGGAAGCTTTGATGAATGCGTGGATGGCACGACTACTAAGAAAACAAGAGTACAATAAAAAACAAAAACAAATAACAAAACTATGGACACCGAAGAACTACCAAACTCTGGAGAGAAAGAACATTATACCACTGGTGCGAAGCGTGACAGGGATGCTGGACGGGGACGATTCAGCCTTATTCCTCCAATCGCCCTTCGATCCCTTGCCAAACGATTTGAAGAAGGAGGAAGACTCTACGGAGACAACAACTGGCACAACGGATTCCCCCTCAGTAGATTAATAGATAGTATGAATAGACACTTGTTAGCACTTAATGAAAGAGATGATTCAGAAGATCACGCAGGTGCTATACTTTGGAATGCCAGTGCTTTCCTGTGGACCGAGGATCAAATAAGAAAAGGTAACTTACCACAAGAACTAGATGATAGGAGTTATAGAACATGAGAATGGAAGATGAACTAATGCCCCTTATAAGCGAGGCTGTTGTAAAGAGACTGGAAGAATTATTTCCTGACAAATGTCCTGACTTGACGAACTCTGAAAAAGATGTTTGGTTTAAGAGTGGACAAGTGTCTGTAATTAGATTCCTTAGACAAACTTATAACGAACAACTACAACAAAACATTTTAACAAAAGACTAACTATGTGTATGTCAGCACCAAATATTCCACCGCCTCCTCCACCTCCAGCACCTCCTCCTCCACCGCCTCTTGTTGCTGAAGCACCTAAGACTGTTAGACAAACACAACCTAAGAAAAGGAGAAGGGGAGCACAAGCACAGTTAGCACGATCTTCTAGACCTACACTTGGTGGTACTTCAGGTGGTACTGGTGTCTATATGTCTTCTTAATAACAACATAACTATATAATATCATGCTTCGCACACTCTCAAAAAAGACTTTGCTATCATCTGTCACAACGACAGGAGCTGGAAGTGAGTTTTCCGTAGAGCGTTCTAAGGGTTGGACCTTTGTAATCGCTTCTTCCGCTGTAACCACAGGAGCTACCGTAGACATAGAAGCCTACATAGGTGGTTCTTGGTTTGTCATTCACTCTGAAGCTATAACAGCTAACGGTGCTATCATGGTCAGAGACGATCACGGACACTACGAACAAATCAGAGGTAATATATCAGCTAGAACAGATGGTACTTATAGCGTCTTTGCAACTGGAACTACTGACTCTCTTTAATTAGATGTCTTTAATCTTTCCATATAGTTCTCAAGAGAAACCTAACAACCAAGTTATAATACCTAATCGTCTTATAAGACCTGAGTTTGGTGAGATATATGATTTCTACGAAAGAGATGGTATGATTTTGACTGAAGGTGAAGAAGCTTTGTTGACAGAAGATAATATGCGTTTAGAATTAGAATAAAAATTAAAATACGATGGCTAATAAAAAGATTTCAGAATTACCCTCACTAACAACTCCAGCAAGTGGCGATCAAATAGCTGTTGTTGATATTTCAGGGACACCCACTACTAAAAGAGTAACAGCTAATAATTTAATGACTCTTGCTCCTGTTCAATCGGTAGCAGGTAGGACAGGTACAGTAACACTTAGTGACACAGATATATCAGGGTTAGGCACAGCAGCTACTACTGCAAGTACAGACTATGCAACAGCAGCTCAAGGAACTTTAGCAGATAGTGCTACTCAACCAGGTGATAACATATCGACACTTACTAATGATAGTAACTTCATCGATTCATCAGGAGCACCAGTGCAATCGGTAGCTGGAAGAACAGGTACAGTAACACTTAGTAATACTGATGTTAGCGGACTAGGTACTGCGGCTACTTTAGATGTAGGAACAAGTGCTAATAATATCGTACAGTTAAATGGGTCAGCACAATTACCAGCCGTTGACGGTAGTAACTTAACAGGTATTAGTTCAGCAGTAAGTTCAGGCACAGCAGCTAGTCTGCCTTCTAGTCCATCAGTCGGAAATATTTACCTAGAGACTGACACAGGTAAACTTCGTTGGTGGGACGGTACATATTGGAATACATTTAATTACGATTCTCAGTACGATCCTAACTACGCGGCTAATCAACTGGGTTACAGCGGTGGTTTGTTTAACGGCACTAACTATAACATCTCTACCCAACCTAAGATGCACTTCGATGCCGCTATTTTAGACGGCAGCGATCAAGCAAACAATCCATCTAGTGGATCAGCAGTTAGTACTTGGGGAGACAGGAGTGGACAAGCTGTCAATTACGATGCCACACAAGCTACAGGGTCTGCACAACCTACATTCAATGTTAGCGGTAATGATAAATATTTAAGTTTCGATGGTGGGGATTCTTTAGATTTTACTGATTACGCCTTACCTACCACATTTAACATGGTAGTTGTTTGTAACACAGGTGCTGATGTACACACCCTACTACCTGTGGGTACAAATACGAACAGTCAATATATCTTATTAGAGTATAATGGTAAAACTTACGGAATTTCGGGGAGTATAGTAGATAACACATACGGCCCTAACTATAATTCTATACAGCAGTTTTGGTCTACTAGGGATGGAAGTAATAACCAAAACATTTATGTTCAAGGAGCTAATTCAATTATTTCTACTACAACCTCTCTCCCCCGAACACTCGCTCGAATAGGTAAGGCTAATGATACTATTTTTCATACCGGTGATATTTACGAGATTATTATATGGGGGGCTGATCTTTCAACTACTGATAAAAACACAGTAAATAGCTACCTAGCTAATAAGTACAGTTCACTTCCAACCTTAACCTCCTTCTCTTGATAACCATGAAATACTCAGTACATTCCACAGAAGAAGAGGCACAAGCAGAGATTAATCGTATAGAAGCCTATCTTGGTATTCCTACAGTAGGGACAATTAAATACGCTGAGCCTGAGGAAGTTGATGGTCAATGGAGGTTTCGTGTAAAAGAAAGCGGACCGTGGAAGTGTGACCATGTGGCTGCTAATGTAGTCGAAGAGTAAGATGCAAGAAACAGCCCAAGGGCTATATCATAGCTTAGAGAACCAACGGTGGTCTTTCTTGGATAGAGGTCGTACCTCATCTGAGTTGACTATTCCTTACATAATGCCACCCGATGGACACAACTACGCTACTAAGTATTACACACCTTATCAAGGAGTAGGAGCTAGAGGAGTAAACAACCTAGCTTCTAAGTTATTGTTAGCACTGTTACCACCTAACGCTCCTTTCTTCCGTCTTGTTATAGACAGGTATGAATTAGATAAAGCAAAACAGGAGTTAGGACCAGAGGGAGGAGAGCAATTACGATCTGACTTAGAGAAAGCTTTAGCAGATGTAGAACGAAGTGTATCTCAAGAAGTAGAAGTTGAAGCATTTCGAGTAGGAGTGTTTGAAGCGTTAAAGAATTTATTGGTCACAGGTAATACTTTGTTATAC